CGGTGGCGGCTCAAGATTGAGAAGTGGTGGTGGATCTGAGACAAGACCAAGTGCATCCAGAACTGGATCAAGAACTGGAAGCAGCACATTGTCAAGAGGAACTACATCTTCTTCAGGTGGCAGAGCACTAATGAGAAACTCCTTTACAGATCTAAGGGATATATTGGATGAAAAGTGTTGGAAAGGTTATGAGAAGAAAGGTATGAAGACCATGTTTGGAAAGAGATATCCAAACTGTGTAAAGAAAGAAGATGTTGAACAGATTGATGAATTTGCATCAAAATCAACAGTAGAAAGAATTAAACGTGATAGAGGAAATGTTCCTTCATTTGGCACTGGTGGAATGACAGCACCAAATAATGGTGGATTGAAGGGTGGAAATGAGCATTTAAGAAAGGGTAAAAAAACCACAAAAGAAGAAGCAGAGATGGTTCGTTATTGTCCCAAATGTGAAAAGAATGAAACTAGAGATGAGTGTTCATATGGTCCTAAGACCTGGGATATGTATTCCGTTCCTGCCAATCTAGGACCAAATACATTTGAAGAAAAGTATGAAAGAATTCAGAGATTAGGAAAAACCTACACTGTTTTCTTTACATTTAGAGGACAATATAAGTCACTACAGTTTTTCTTCCCAACATCAGCAAGACCTTCTAGAGAGGAAGTTCTAATTCAACTCAGAAAGATTTATCCTGAGGCTGTATTGACAAACTATTTTGAAAGAGATCGTGTTGAGAACGAACCCCTAGTTCAGGTTGAAGGTGCTAAGAGTTTTGGTAAGTTTATAGGTGAAGGTAGGTCTGTTTATGGATCTGGTCAATTAAGACCTTATGATCTAGTCAGAACGCCTGGTGGACTTAAAAGTCTGAATGATATTGATAAAGAAATAAAAGCAAAACAGACTCAAAAGAAGGGTGTTAAAGAAGATTGGCAGAGTGTAAATAAAAAAGATAAGACTGATGGTATGAGCCCTAAAGCAGTGGCTGCATATCGTCGTGAAAATCCTGGTTCTAAACTAAAGACTGCTGTAACTGGTGATCCAAAACCAGGCAGCAAAGATGCCAAGCGTAGAAAGTCTTACTGCGCTCGCTCTAAGGGTCAGCAAGATATGCATAACATTGATTGCTCTAAGACTCCAGATAAACCCGTATGTAAAGCTCGTAAACGTTGGAAGTGTTGATTAAGTTATGGCTGGTGAAATTTATCTTGGTAATCCAAATCTAAAAAAAGCGAATACTCCAATTGAATTTGGTCAAGAGGAGATTGCAGAATTTATTAAGTGTAAGAAAGACCCTGTATACTTTGCTAAAAATTATATTCAAATCGTTTCTCTAGACGAAGGTCTTGTACCATTCAAGATGTACAAGTT